TTAGAGGAGAAAAAAAAAAGAAACTTTATAGCAATTTAACAACATATTATTTATATATAAATAATATAAATTAATTTGAATATGCCAAACCGCCCATACCCGATAATATGCGAAGAACGTTATAATTAACCGCGTATACATGAAGATTTTTGGAAAAAACATTTCCAGTATAGCTATTCTGTAAATCTAAATTAAATACCGCGGTATCAATGCGAGACATATTAAGAGTGCCGCTGGGTTGATGTTCTTCGGGTTTAAGAGCGAATGAATATACATTAATGCCCGGATTTGATGGTATATTTTCATGATGTTGATAAGGTTGTATTAAATTAAAATAAGAACCTGGTCTTGCTGCGAAGCGATCATTTCCATTTAATACGAGTTTAGCAGTTTTTATAGGATTAGTAGAAGTTATTGCGCTTGTCTCTTTGAATAATTCCGGATTACCTGCGGCATATCCATTAACACCTGTTGAATAGTTAACCCAATTGTTATTGATTGTATGTCTAGTAGAAGCATGATGACCAGAAGTACAGAACCATACTAATTCTTTACAAGGGTGATTGAATGAAAGTTTTGGTTTTATGCTAGTAGAATTATCGTTTATGCTTTCAGTTCCAGTAAATTGTAATTGTTCTATTAAATATTCGTGAGATAATTGAGCGAATCTTCGGCGTTCATCGGTATCTAAGAATATGTAATCAACCCACAAAGTAGTTGAAGTTAAATCGAGAAGTTCACCTGTATTACCGAGGCAATTATCTTTAGTTTCAAATAAAATGTTTATTTTTACTTCATGATATTGTAAGGCGATTAAAGGGAGAGCAAGACCAACATTACGGCAGAACCAGAACTCCAAAGGGATATATAGATTAGCATTAGTTAAAGACTTTAGTTTATCATTGGCACCAACCATTTTTTTGTAGGCATCTTTCTTTGAAACGGGTAAAGAAAGTTCATTCCATACATACATCCAATGAGAATAATGTTTATCTATTTTTTGACCACCTATTTCAATTTCTACATAATTTATTAAACGAAGACCAAAATAAGGACATACATTAATTCCAGATGAATAATTAACAACCGCTAAATATACACGATGTATTAAATCGCCATTTCTTGATATTTGGCAAGTTACGCGATTGCCAAAATTGGGAGTTCCGTTAAAAGTTTGTTGAATGGCTTCAATAGCGAAGTTAGTATGACGACGATAAACTACTTTGAAAAAGGTAATTTGAGGATTACCAGTTAAATAAACATCCTGAGCACCATAA